AAAGCTTTGACAAGGATTGAAGGAAAATAAATGATAAGTTATGTGTATAGAAAACGGCTAAATTTATACATATTGTTTTCAATATATATATTTTCTTTTCTTTTTACTTCATGCAACGATTCTTACAGATATTATTGCCAAAACCCTGATAACTTTGGCAAAGAGCGTTGTCAAAAGCCTAGATGTGAGTTTAATCAGGATTGTCCTGAGTATTTGGTAGCCCCCATATTGGAGAAGAAAATTGAAGGAACTACTACTGCTCCTGCTCAACAGCCCCAAGGAACGCCTGTCTGCCGATGAGATAGAAATCAGGGTCCGATCTTTTGTGATCATTGTGGTGACTTTGATTCTGGCGTTTATTGTGATGGCTCTTCTGTACTCGGTGACGTTTGTTAGTCAGCCGATCAAGGCTATGGCGCCCATCGACCAAGCGTATACTAAGATGCTCAACGATATTGTTTTGTTGATTGTGGGCGGTATAGGAGGCATCTTGACTAAAGGCTTGACCAATGAAGCCACGAACATGATGAACGCGGCAAAGGCTAATACAGCCGCCTATGTGGCTCCTCCACCACCTCCACCTGCACCAGTTGTGATGATGGCTCCAGCGCCTAATTGGACGCCTCCACCAGCCCCTATGACGCCTCCTACGCTAGAAGCTGACCATGAGCGTGAGAGAATGGCACAAGCAAGGGCTGGACTATGAGCTGGTTGTCATGGTTCTTTGATGACTTGTTTTATTGGATGGCCCTCATTGCTCTGGGAGTAGGAGCAGTGGCCTATGTATTGAGCTATTTGGTGGGTTTTCTGCCAATGTTAAAGCCCCACGCCCTCATCATAAAGGTAGTGGGATTGGTGTTAGTTATCTCAGGAGGTTACTATGTTTCAGATTATCACGGCTATCAAAGACGCGTTGCAGAAGATAAGGCAGAAATTGAACGACTCAATGGCGAAGCGCGCGCAAAAGAAGTCGAACTCGGACAAAAGCTCGCAAGAGCCACCAGCCAACTGAAGCAGGCCAAAAATGACATTAAGACCAAGCAGGCTAGTATTGATGCTCGCATTGATGCTGGCGAGTTGCGCCTCCCCTCTACCTGTGGTGTACAAGCCAGTGCAGATGCCCCCAATGGAAATCAAACCAATGGAACCGAATCTGACCGACAGGCTGTTAAAGATATTGTCGCCATCGCCTCAGACGGAGATAAAGCAATCGTCAGTCTTAACTCCTGCATTGCCCAGTACGAAACCGTAATGAAAACCGTCAATGAGGGAGTCAAATGAATGATAAATTCACTCTTGTACTTATGTGCGTTATCGTTCTCGTTCTTACTATTATTTTGGTTCAACTATGATAACGGATGAGAAACTACATGCTCTTGGAATAGGGCCAGAATGGGTGGAACCACTGAATGCAACTATCCAAAAGTTCAGCATTTTTACCGTTAAAGAACAAGCCGCCTTTATCGGACAGCTTTCACACGAGTGCAACCACTTCCGTACATTGGAAGAAAATCTTAACTACCGAGCCGAAACCCTTCAAGCTCTCTTCCATACTCACTTCAAGCCAGAAGAGTATGCCCTTTTTGCCCATCAACCTCAAAAGATTGCCAATAGGATTTACGCCAATCGGGGAGGAAACAGGAATGAAGCAAGTGGGGACGGGTTCATGTACAGGGGAAGAGGAACAATTCAGCTTACCTTTCACGATAACTACTGGCACTGTGGACAAGCATTGGGTCAAGATTTTGTAAAGAATCCAGACTTGGTGAAAACACCTATGTACGCCGCCATGAGCGGTGGTTGGTTTTGGGCTACGCATGGGTGCAACAATTTGGTAGATAACGATGAAGCTTTGTGTAAAAGGATCAATGGTGGGTTGTTTGGACTCAACGAAAGAATCAGTTTGACCCAAAAGGCTTTGTCAATATTGAGCGCCTAAAAGTGCCCTTGTAAAGGATTGACGACGGTGGGAAAATAGCTAAAACAATGGGAGAAATATGGCTACTTACACGCCCTCTTGGGTAATGACCTATGACTCGCTGAATGCAATCGTTCTTCAATACTTGGAGCGGTCTGATCAGGCGACGATTAACGCCATCCCTACTTTTATCACCCTTGCTGAATTTGAGATTGCCCAAGAGATCAAAACCTTGGGTCAGTTGCAGATTGTTGAGTCAACGACCATTGCAGGCAACCCAGTTCTTCAAAAGCCTGCCAGATGGCGTAAAACCGTATCAATGAACTACACCAATAGCAGTGGTGTACGAACCCCAATTTTGCTTCGTAAGTACGAGTATTTGACCAATTATTGGCCAAATAACACGCTTACTTCGGCGCCCGTTTACTATGCTGATACCAATTGGGATCACTGGTATCTAGCTCCAACACCAGATCAAGCATACACCTTAGAGGTGTTGTACTACGAACGCATTCAACCTTTGAGTTCTGACAATCAAACAAATTGGTTGACTCAGAATGCTCCAACGGCCATGTTGTTTGGCACTCTTTTGCAAGCAATGCCTTTCTTGAAAAACGATCAACGGCAAATTTTCCAACAAAAGTACACCGAGGCTATTCAGTCACTCAAGACTGAAGACACTTCACGTCTTGGTGATCGTCAATCTGTTGCAGTGGACTCATGAAATACGCAATCTATATCATCACCAATACCGTGAATGCCAAGCAATATGTTGGCATTACGGCAGATTTGGAGCGTCGATGGAAAAGACATCGCAACGCTAATGAAGGACAATACATTCATCGAGCCATCAAGAAATATGGTGTGGATGCGTTTGTGTTTACGCATGTTGCAGACGCTTTTGATGCAGAGTCAGCAAAAATGATTGAGCGCATGTTGATTGTCGAGCACAATACCAAGATGCCTCACGGCTACAACATGACCGATGGTGGCGATGGAACTATGGGCATGATCAAAACTGAAGATCACAAGCAAAAAATTCGTGAGTCAAACAAGAAGACGTGGGACAGCAGGCCAGACTTAAAAAAGGCAATTGGCGAAATGAATAGCGTCCTGAAAAAAGGTAAACCCAGTGTCAAAAAAGGCATCCCAAGCGGTCGGAAAGGCATAGCTCACTCCCCTGAACATGCCGCAAAAATTAAAGAATCTTTAAATACGCCAGAATCAAAAGCAAAACGAAGTGTGTCAGCTAAAAAGGCTTTGAACGATCCACAGTGGAAAGCAGAGCAAAGCGCTCGATTGAAAACAATTTGGGCTATTAGAAAAGCCAAGAAGGAAGCAGAATCATGTCTGTAAGCTACACAAACCCATACACAGGACAGACGATTAACCCATCACAAGTGGGTTATGAAAATCTAACGCTCACAACCACATACACAGCGCTTCAATGGCCTGTCAATGGAAATACGACTTCTGTTGTTGCTAACATCATTGAAGCTACAGCTAACGTAAGCCCTGCGTATGTTGTTTTACCTCCTGCGACGCAAGTATCAGTTGGTCAAGCATTCATCATTAGAAACATTGGTTCAACCAATGCGTTTACGGTTGTTTCTCAGAACGCCAATTTAACGTACAACACAATTCAAACGGTTCCTACCGCGCCTACAACTGCAACAGTCAACACTTATTACATTTACCTAACTGACAATTCAACTGTTCAAGGTACATGGTCTACTGTTGCTTTGGGTGTTGGTACTTCAGCCGCCAGTGCCGCCGCTTTGGCGGGACTTGGTTTGTTGCCGCTGAATACTACTTTGAACACCAATACGCAAGTTGCGTTGGTTTCTTCTGCTTACACTTTTAATTCAAGCGATGGATCGCAATTGTTTGTATGGACAGGTGGCGCAGGCACAATGACCTTACCTACGGTAGCTAGTGTTCCATCTGGTTGGTATGTAATTGTCAAAAACGATGGCGCAGGCATATTGAATGTTACTGCACAAGGTTCAAGCACAATTGATACAACAACATCAACAGTACAAATTCAAATAGCAAACTCTAGTGTTTTTGTATCCAATGGTTCAAATTGGTATACCTATGCTTTAGCACAGCAAAATGTATTCAATTACACCCAATTGTATTTAAGCCTTACTGGAGCCGCCGCTACGGTTACTTTAACCGCCGCTCAAGCCAAGAATGTTATTCAGCAGTATGCAGGTATTCTTTCTCAGAATACAACAATTATTGTTCCTCAGACGGTTCAGCTTTATTCAATTAGGAACAGTACATCTGGCGCATACACATTAACCATTTCAACTGGAGTAACTGGTGGTACAACATTCAACGTAACATCAGGTACAGCGGCACTTTTAGTGTGTGATGGAACTAATGTTTTCAGTGCAACATCATCATCAACAAGTTTTACGTCACAGTTGACGTTAGGAAATGGTTCTGCGACCAATCCATCATTGAACTTTTCTGGAGATACAACTACTGGTTTGTATCTTGCCGCTTCAGGGCAACTAGGATTTGCAATTGGTGGAGTAAGCGCAGGAACATTAACGTCTAGCGGATTATTGTTACCTGTTGGCATTCAAGGCGGGACATTCTAATGACTGTAAAAGTTGCCGTTCTTCAAGCAGGTGCAGGCATCCAAAGGGATGGAACTGTATTTTCTGCTCCTTCTTATGTAGACGGTCAATGGTGCCGATTCCAATATGGTCGTCCTAGAAAAATGGGCGGTTATGAGGGCGCGTTTTTAAATGCTCCTAGCATCAGCCGTGGCATGATCATGCAGTCCCAAAGCGGACAAACATGGGTGGTTTCTGGATTTAACAGTAGCATTCAACAATGGACTATTGGTAATAGTGATGCGATTGGGTCTGGCCCACAAGAAGTATTTGTGATTGGAAGCATCACAACGATTGGAATTGCAACCGCAGGTGCAGGATATACAAATGGTACATACACAAGTATCACGCCCATAACAAATAGTGGAAATGGTTCTGGAGCAACAATAACTGTTGTTGTATCTGGGGGAATAGTTACAACTTTGACCGTTACTGCAAGTGGTTCTGGTTATGGTTATGGGGATACGTTTAGTTTTTCAACATCAAGTCTAGGTGGTGGATCTCCAACAACTTTATTTGTTGGAACGATTACATCGGTCACATATGATGGTCTAAATTTAGCTCCTTCAAACAATTACTATGTGGCCGATACAAATGCGCTGTGGCAATTTGATACGGGTTTCGATCCGTTTGGGACGGGCAATAATAATTTGATTGCGCACCCTGGCGACAATCTGCAGTACATAGACAGCCAAACCAACGTCAGGCCATTGATTGGTACGTTTACAGGTACAAGTTTGACGCCTGTTGGCGTTTTTACAGCATCGGGAACAACAACAAACGGAAGCCCTAACGTTACTTTTGCAACTACAAACATTGCAATGGGTGCGGGTGTATCGGTTTATGGGACGGGTATTCCTGCTAACACCAAGATTGTTTCAGCCACCACAACGGGTGGAGTTTGGACGGTTACATTAAATAACAATGCCACTGCTTCTGGCACAGTGACTTTGACCTTTGACAACAATATTGCTGTAAGCGGTGGTGTTGTAATGCTTTATCCATATCTTTTTGTGTACGGAAATTATGGGTTGATCCAAAACTGTTCAGCAGGCGACTTTAACAATTGGACGTCAGCAGATGCCAACGCCAATAACGTATCCTCTACAAAGGTCGTTAAAGGCATGGCTCTTCGAGGAGGAACAACATCTCCTAGTGGACTGTTTTGGACAACTGATTCTGTTGTGAGGGTGACTTATTCGCCCCAAACTGTAGGCACGTCAACCATTTATTGGCGCTATGACTTGATCACTCAGCAGTCTTCAATCATGTCAAGCCAGTGCGTGATTGAGTATGACGGCATCATCTATTGGGTAGGTGTTGATAGATTCTTAATGTATAACGGTGTTGTATCTGAAGTTCCCAATACACAAAATACCAACTATTTCTTTGACAACATCAATATTAATCAAAGACAAAAAGTATGGGCTACGAAGATTCCTCGGTGGGGGGAAATTTGGTTTTTCTATCCACGCGGTAACTCAACCGAATGTAACGACGCCATCATTTACAACGTCCGTGAAAAATGTTGGTATGACGCAGGCTTGGCAGATGGTGCCAATCGTTCTGCAGGCGTCTTTTCTGAAGTGTACAGAAAGCCAATTTGGGCGGGTAATGTGGCCAATTCAGTAGGAACTTATACGCTTTGGAACCACGAAGTTGGAACCGATCAAGTCTATTTGAACAACGTCAACGCCATCAATTCTTACTTTGAAACCAATGTATTGGGAACTGGTGTATTGGGAACTGGTGCAGGATTGGTGGGTGCTCCTTCTGGTGGAGATAACCTCTGGACTCGTTTAGAGCGCGTTGAGCCTGACTTTGTACAGTCTGGACAGATGAGTTTGACGGTCACTGGTAAGGGCTATGCAGACGATACAGACCAAACTTCGAGCGCTTATACATTTGACTCAACAACCCTTAAAATTGATATGAAGGAACAGCGCCGTGAGATGCGTTTGAGGTTCACAAGTAACACTCAAAACGGCAACTATTTCATGGGCCGAGTTGTATTGAGTGTCGAGACAGGCGACGTTCGCGGAACGGGAAATCCATGATTTCGTACGATCCTCGCGGAATGACATGGGATCAGTACAATAAGCTGATGGAAGAGCAGTTTGCGTCCAATCAGCTAGGGCATGTGCCTGAAGAGAATTGGAGAACATGGGTGGACGGCATGAATGGTATTGGTTATTTTGTCCAATCAGGAATACCAGATCACCGTCCATTTGATCATTGGCAAGATTGGGCAATGGCTATGGCGGGCATCATGTCGATTTCGCCTAACTTGGGGAGCACATATTGAAACCGTCCGACGTCATTACAGCCGATTCACATAATCGAAACTTAGACCCTAAAAAGGTCATGGGAGCCGCCCAAGTAGCAATCAAAAAGGGCGGCAAATTATTTCATCACGGTAAAACGTCACTGCTTTTGGAAAAGTTGAGTGATGGGGATTATTCAACCCATTTGTTTACCCAAGATTCTCCAGTTTTATTGGCTAGAGCTTTGGCTTTGTTTTATAGAAAAATTGAGAAAAGTGACATTCGCATCATTTATGGTGATGCCACTGGGCCCATGCTTAACTTGCTTAGACGATTAGCAAGACAAGTTGGCGCTCCTATCAAGGATTCTGACCGTCATGGTTTTACATGGATGATTAAATTATGAGCAATTATTCAGGCTTTGGTGGCTTACAAACACAAAACACTGGTGCTCAACTTCATACACCAAATATTGAGCCAAATGACATTTTGCCTTGCGGACAAGCAACGCCACACTATGGTGGTGGTGGTGGTTTACTGAGTGCGGCTCTCGATATTGCTACTGGCGGTGCCAGTAGTTTTTTATGCGTACTTGAAGATGCGGCTTGTGCAATCTGTGCAATTTGCGCAATTGATAGTGCGGCATGCGTTGTTTGCTCTGCATCATGTTTTGCATGCTCTGCTTCTTCTGCGGGTTGTGCAACCTGTGCAACCTGTGCAACTTGTGCAAATTGTGCAAATTGCACATCATGCGCTAATTGCTGTACAAGCGGATGTTGCACAAGTGAATGTTGCACAACTAAGTGTTGCAAAACTGAATGTTGTGCAAGTCAATGTTGTACAACGCAATGTTGCAATACTAAGTGCTGTTCTACTCAATGTTGCAATCCTCAATGTTGTGTAAATGGATGTTGTTCAACTCAATGTTGTACAACGCAATGTTGCAATACTAAGTGCTGTTCTACTCAATGTTGCAATCCTCAATGTTGTGTAAATGGATGTTGTTCAACTCAATGTTGTAACACATGTTGCAAGAGCGGATTATGCTGTGTAAGTTGTTGCACATCTTGCTCTTGTTGCACTACCTGTTGCACTAGTTGCTGTAAATGCTCTTGCGTTGATTGCTGTTCTACCTGTTGCACTAATTGCTGTTCTTGCACATCTTGCTCTTGTTGCACTACTTGTTGCACAGATTGCTGTGCATGCACTTGCTGTACAAATTGCTGTGGCTGTTGCACATGCGATTGCTGTGCATGTTGCACATGCGATTGTTGTGCATGTTGTACTTGTGATTGCTGTGTTTCTTGTTGTACTTGTTGTACTGCTTGCTGTACTTGCTGTACAGCTTGCGGTTGCTGTACTTGTTGTACTGCTTGCTGTGCTTGCTGTACCGATTGTTGCACTTGCTGTACAGCTTGCGGTTGCTGTACTTGTTGTACTG